AAGAGGGGACTGTTCTGCCAGACAAGACACAGGGATTTGATCATATGAATGACGCACTTGGATATCTTATTTCATTCTTATACCCAATCCGAACAGCATACGAGCAACAGGCACCTGAGAGGTTTGGAGTCAAAGTAGGAGCAATTAGATAATGGCACAAGACATTTACGGTTTGACCGGCACATCATTCACAGACGCATCAGGACAGACGATTTCACTACCAGTCCACCAGGACTACGACACATACATCAACCACTGGAAGTTCCTGAAGAGGAGTTACCTGGGAGGTGCTGAATACAAACGTGGCATGTATCTCAAGAGATACCAATACGAGAACGAGGGCGACTACCTTACAAGATTATCACAGGCGGCAGAGGACAATCACTGCCGATCCATAATACACACATATAATTCATTCCTATACAGGCAAGAGCCTAAACGGGATTTTGGAAACCTAGACAACTCACCAGAGCTGGACCAGTTCATGAAGGACTGCGACATGGATGGCAGGAGTTGGGATTCATTCATGCGGGAGGTCAACATACAGAGTTCAATCTACGGACACGTCTGTGTTTTGATCGATCGACCAGAGACCGTTGTTGGCACACGTGCTGATGAACTGGCACAGGGCATCAGACCTTACGCCACAATCTACACACCAGAGAACATCCTGAACTGGAGATTCGTGAGACAACCCAACGGACACTACCAACTGGTTGAACTGATGTTGCTGGAACAGGACGAGAGACCTTACCAGAGGGCGGGCGAGTTCTACATCAGGAAGTGGACACCAGACGCCATAGAATTATACGCATACAACGGCAGTGACGCCAAGGAACCAATGAAGATCGTTGAGTCGAGACCAAACCTACTGGGCAAGGTGCCAGCGGTGTGGGCCTACGCCAACAGGGGACCAATCAAGGGCATCGGTGTTTCAGACATAGATTCAATAGCACAGGCACAGAGATTTTTAGGCAACTGTTATTCAGAAGCAGAACAACTTATATCACTGACCAATCATCCAAGTCTGGTCAAGACCAGATCAGTTTCAGCACAGGCGGGAGCGGGTGCCATCATAGACATGCCGGAGGAGTTGGACCCAGCACTCAAACCATATCTACTACAACCGAATGGTGGTAATCTTGAAGCAATACTGGCCACAATGGAGGAGACCGTGAAGTCGATCGACAGAATGGCTCACTTAGGGTCCATTAGGGCCATCGAGTCTCGCCAGATGTCCGGAATCGCGATGCAATCAGAATTCCTGATGCTTGACGCCAAACTGTGTGAGAAGGCCAAGAACTTGGAACTGGCAGAAGAACAGATATTCAGACTTTTTGGTCTATGGCAAGGACAAGCATGGGATGGAGAGATCAAGTATCCTATGGCTTTCCACATCAGGGACAAGAACCTGGACATGGACATAATCAACAAGGCGGCGAGTGCCCAGAGGGACTCAGCCACAGCCACTCCAAATGTTAAATCCATTATTGATCAGAAGACAATTGAAATACTGGCCAAAGACGAAGACGAGTTAGAACAGATGCAGAATCAATTGGCAGACGATGGCACGCACGATCCGATGACCAACCCAGCGGACATGGTGACCCATATGAGGGAGATGATCGAGCAGGGCCTATCAAATGAAGAGATACTAGAACTACATCCTGAGATAGGAAGATATTTTGGAGGCTCAAATGGCACAATACCAGGGCAGGACGGTAACACTCAATAAACCATTCAGGACACCCGGACGGTCAAAGAAATTCGCGGTGTATGTCAGGAACAAATCCACAGGCACGGTCAACATCGTGAGATATGGTGATCCCAACATGCGGATCAAGAAAAACATACCAGCAAGAAAGAAATCATTCCTCGCCAGGTTCGGTGCGATACTGGCCAAGGTTCGAGGACAGAAGTCATTGAGTCCGGCCTATTGGGCCATAAGGAGTTGGCGATGATGGACAGATGGTTAGAGAAATTCTTTGATGGCTGTGACAGAGTGGCCGAATGGATAGAACGCATTATAAGGAAGATATTCAATTAATGGAGGTAGACTCGAGTGGCAGGTGTAAAGACATCAAAGGGACAGAAGACCCATCACGCCAAGTTCTATGCCAAGGGACAGGAATGGCGACCTTGTCGGGTGGTGCAGAAGAAACGCCACGGCAATGGCACCAGGGAATTCATGGCCGCGAAATCGGTGCAGACCGGAGACATCTACAAGAACAGCCACGGACTGACGGCACCATGGCACTCGATACAGTTCAAACCAACCAATGATTAGGAAACTCTACAGATTACCTGAAGAGACGGCCAGGCACAGGCAGATGAAACAGTTGTGCCTTGACTACTTCACACACTACGACAAATTGATGAAACACCCCAGCAAGACCAATGCCACCAGGGCCAGGAAGGCCTGTGTGTTGTTGAAGAGGGTGGCTCACGCCAGGGGAGTTGAATTACTGGACCTCTATGCACCATCAAGGAACGAGGGCAGGCCAGAGAAATTCCCAACCAAGCACAGGATTAAGGAGGATCACGATGGACAAGAAAAAGAAGAAGAACAAAGGATCTAAGTCTGGCAGAAGAAAACCCAGTGGCAGACGAAGGTAAGGACATTGAGAAGTGGATCAGACAGGTTGTTGCTAAAACTCATAAGGCGAGTGGAGCGGCAATCTGTCCGTTTGCGAAAAGAACACTTGAGGATCGCAAGATACAGATCACGCCTGCGAAGACAGATGTGCTGGATCAAATTGATCAGTGTTGCGGTCTTTTTGTTAGCCTTGGCCTGGACATTGTCATCCTATATTTCACTGACGAGATAACCGAACGAAAACTCGCCAACCTGTGTAGGCGGGCACACCGGAACAATCCTGACTACGCCATAATGTATGACCACCCAGACAACGATGGACTACATAAGGGTGTGTCATTCAGTTATGGCCGACGGCCATTGGTGATGATACAGGATATGGCGAAACTGAAACAAGCACAACAGAAGTTAGAACGATCCGGTTGGTATAGGAAATGGGGGATTGACAAAATGGATCAATTTTATTAAAATTACTAAATGATTAAATGGGAATGGTATCAAAATCCAAAAACGAAACATTGGTATAGGACAAGGAAAGATGATTGGCTTTTATATAACAGGATTGGACAAGACGGAGGTAGAGGATACCAGGTGCAATTACAAGATTATGTTAGGCATTTTTTCCAAAACAAAACCGCATCAATGGCCATTGATGTAGGTGCCAATATGGGCATCACAGCAATAGAATATGCTCATATATTCAAAACAGTGATAGCATTTGAACCAATAAAAGATGTGTTTGATCAATTACAAATGGTGATACAAAAAAACAATCTTTCTAACGTAAAGTGTGAACAGGTTGCCATTGGTGATACGATTGGTAGAAGAAATTTTAGTTATAGGCCTAATAACAGTTTTGCCAGTGCTTTGAATGACACAGGTATAGAAGCATGTAGAATGAACACAATTGATTCTTACAACTATCAAGATGTCAATTTTTTAAAAATTGATGTAGAAGGGTTAGAGGCCGCTGTGATCGCAGGCGCGTGGAACACTATCACTAAATTTAAACCAATGATACAATTTGAATATAAAAAAAATCTAGGTAAAAAATATGGATATGATTTAGATAAAGATATCTGCCAAAAATTAATGGCAATTGATTATCATATTGTTGATAAGAAAAATATTGATTACAAAGAATCAAAACAATTGGATCTGTTTGCTATTCCGCCTAAATAACCACAAGCATATAAAATAAATATCAACACATTGTGGTATATCCTGCCACGCACAACAAAAGGAGGACTACGATGAGTCAAGAACAAACATCGCCAGACGTTCAAACTGCCACTGGGGCAACTGACACAGTCTCTAACACGATCCAGGACACAGCGGACAATCAACCCGCGAAAGTCTACACCCAGGCAGAACTTGATGCTGTGGCGGCTGAAGTAAGAAGGAAAGCAGAAGCCAAACTGTCAAGGAAGTTCGAAGGCGTGGACGTTGAGAAATACCAGACTCTTGTGCAGAAGGAGGAAGAGCAAAAGATCTCCCAAGCAAAAGAGAAGTCAGAGTTTGAGAAACTGTTGAAGGAGAACGCAGAGAAGTTCAACAACAAGATTTCAACACTAACTTCTGAACTGACCAAGATCAAGGTGGATGGTGCATTGATAAATGCCGCATCGACCAAGAAGGCGGTGAACCCAGAACAGGTCGCGAGGCTGGTTAGGGAAAACGTCAGGATGTCAGAATCAGGAGAGGTTGAAGTGGTTGATCCCAAGACGGGGCAGACTAGATACACTGACAATGGTGATCCTCTGAACATAGATGGGTTGGTAGGAGAATTTCTTCAATCAAATCCACACTTCGTTTCAGCGGGACAACCGGGAGGTGGTTCTAAATCAAACACTGGCACAACGGGTGTTTCCCAAGTTGATGTTAATAAACTGGA